AGGTGTAGCAACCTTTGAGGGTTTGAATATCGGTAAAAACAAACAGGTAACCTTAAAGGTCAAATTAAGATATGATGAAGTGGTAACGTCTGTAGAACTCTTACAGGGATTGAATACAGATATTACAATACAAGCAAAACTTGGCGGTGAGTCAGTAAGCTTAGGAATGTTTACCATCGGAGGTATCAATTTTGACAGGGATGGAAATGCAGTTATTCCTTTTAAGTCACTAACAGAGAATGTTAATCTTGATAAGATTACAGAGTTAGTTGACGAGGAATATATACCTCTTAGATTTTTAGCGGTATTAGAACTACCAGAAACAACAGAGAGTGAGGATGAAACAGAGTGGGAAGATTAAAGTATAATCAGCTTGCAAAAGCACAGACAAAAGAAAATCGAAATGTTGTGATTTCAGAAGCCGCAACACTTGATGGTGAAACATTAGGTTATGCGGTATCAGAACAAATTGTAATCCATGAAGGAGAAAAGGACACAACAATGTTCTTAAAGAATGGATTAGGAATTGTTTCTAAAGAAGGACTTGTAAACTTGCGTGATGCAATCAACAAAACATTAGAACAAATTAATTAAAAACTTGTTGACATAACATAGCTCATATGTTATAATATAAATGTAAATAAAAGCAGATAAACAATCAATTTTAAAAAAAGAAAAGGAGAACAAGAACATGACAAACAAAGAATTAGAAATGGTAATTGAGATTAAGGAAGCAGAGTTAGCAGGATTAAAAGCAAAGCTTGAAGGATGCGAAGACCAGAAGGAAGCAAAGAAACCGGGAAGAGGAAAGAAAGCGGAAAAGGCTAAACCAGAGCCAGAAGTAGAGGAAGAAGAAACAGAAGAAGGTGCAGATGATTATGAAAGCATGACAAGCACAGCACTTTATAAGTTATGTTGTGAGAGAGGTATCTCTTCTAAGTGTAAGAAGCGTGATAAGAAAACATTAATCGCAGTTCTGAAAGAAAATGATGCCGCACAGGATGCAGAAGATGATTGGGAAGATGAAGAAGAACAGGAAACAGACCCATATGCAGGTAAGACAGCGAAAGAACTTTACAAGATGTGTAAAGATAGAGGATTAACCGCAGTACCTAGGAAATCAGCAGATGTTTATGCAAAGATTCTTAAAAAGGCAGATGCAGAAGCCGCAAAGAAAACAAATACAAAAGCGCAGGTTGAGGAAGAAGAAGACGATGAGGACGATTGGGAAATCTAATCAGCCAGTAAAATAAATAACCCCATATGAGGGTTGACAATGGGGTGGCAGAAATGCCGCCCTATATTAATTTAATAGGAGAGAGCAACATGAGATTGAGTGAAAAAGTGCAAGAAATGTTATTGATTGATTGTAGAAAGCAAGAAGGAAAAGAAAAGATTAATAAGATATTATGGAAGATTAAGCCTATCAAACAAAAAATGATTAAATTAGGATATGTAAAAGGTGATATAGTACCTTTAGAACAGTTAGAGAAGTTTTTGCAGTTTGTTAGAACACAGTATGGCTACAGGACACAGTGGATAAATTCATATTTTGAAACAGACAAAACAAAAAAGCCACATAAAACAAAATTTGTTTTTTATACACATGGTCTTGTTGATGTGGAAGGCGAATGGATAACAAATATTGAAGGGAAAACAATCTGGGAATTGTTTGCAAAGACAGCCATAGTATTTTATGATGAGATAAAGAAGGGAGAACAGAAAGAATGAGTAAAAACAAAAATGAAGAATTGATTATGCCAAAAACAAAAGCAACCTTTTATACAGATGGTGCTTGTTCTGGAAATCCGGGCATTGGCGGATGGTGTTATGTTGAGGTAGTACCTTATAAGAACGGATATAAAACAGAGATAACAACGGGTGGGTCGGATGATACCACAAACAATGAAATGGAATTGTTAGCCGCTTATGCCGCTATATTAAAGGCATACAGAGAAGGAGTCAAAGAAGTTACAATCTATTCCGATTCAGCGTATGTTGTAAACCCTGTAATTAATAGTTGGCTATTAAAATGGAAATCAAATGGTTGGCAGACTTCTACAGGTAAGGAAGTTAAGAACAAAAGAATTTGGGAACGCATGGCAAAATTGATTTATGAAAAAGGTATGTATATTAATTTTGTTAAGGTAAAAGGACATTCAAGTGATTTATTAAATGATTTAGCAGACAGGGGGGCAACAAATGAGATTGAACGTAGAAAATATGAAATCATGGGTATGTAATTTATTAAAGGCTATCTTATGTGGTTTTAACGCTCTGGTGGAGCGTGTAGCAGGTTTTATATATAAAAACGCTAGAGAGATAGGCACAGTAGTAAAAGTCTTATATGTGGTCGTTATGGTGGCTTATATCAAGTGCGACGCAATAGACGCATTTGTCATAACAATTTGTTTGATGTGTATAGCATATGCAGTTAAGATAGCCTATCAGAAATTACACAATATGAATGAGGATTTTATACCAAAGCCAAGAGAACGATTTACTAAGGTAAATAAAAGAGGAATGATAGAAGTAGACCGTAGCAGGTGGCAGGAATTGATACAATATGTATATGAATTAGAAGAATATATGCAAGAAAAACCTTGACAAATAAAAGGTATTATGATATATTATATACATGGAACTCATAAGGATAATTGAGGAAGGAATAGCCATTAAATATTCGCCATTTAACATAAAACAAAACTAAATAATGATACGACATAATCTTGGTTTAGTTTAAGATAAATTTTTAAAAATTAGGCAATGTAGCTCACAAAAAAAAGATTCCTTTAAGTTAAGTTGGTTAATGTAAAGTAGTTGTTGATTGATTATGTCGTATTAAATATAGGCGGTAATAAATACCGCCTTTTTAAATATTAAAACAAAAAAAGGAGGGAGAACAAATTTGGGTAGAAAGGGAGAAATGCCAGAGAGCTTTAAAGATGGAAAAATAGATAAATATAATTTCAGAAACAGAACACCCGAAGAAATGCAGGAGATAGTAAGAAAATCTCATGAGAAGAAAAAAGAAAACAATAGAAAGAAAATGGAACTACAAAATTGTATGAGAAGTATTCTTGACCTAGGTGTACAATCTGAAAAACAAAGGAAAGTCTTAAAATCATTTGGCATAACAGATAAGAAAATAACAAACAAAGTGTTGTTGATGGTATCTTTGTATATGAAAGGTGTTAAAGGTGATGTACAGGCAATCAGAGAGATTGTGAACATGATGGACAGGTTGGACATTCTGGAAGACACAGGTAACATAACACAAGGTATCAATATTAATCTTGTTCCTGTGCAAAGTAATACAGAACAAGAACAGCAAGAATTATCAGATGAGGATGCATACTGGGATTTAGAGGATGAATCAGAAGACTGGGGAGAAGATATTTACAAACCATGAAAACAAAACAAAAGAAGAACAAAAAGAAAGAACCAAAGGTATTATGGATTGCGGCAACACCAGATAGATATGAGTTCCCGATATGTGTTTGTGATAGTCAGAAAGACCTTGCAGAGCGTTTAGGAACTACAGTAAGCAATATATCCCATCTGGCAGAAAGAAAGCGTAGAAGCAGTCGTAGTAAGTATTATATATATAAAGTGAGGAATGTGTGATGATATGCAACGTATATAATTCATTGAGTATTCGACAAAAACCAAACAGAAAAGGTAAGGTTTTAGGAACAGTACCAATGAATAAAGTAGTTAACATTGTTGGCAAAAAATATGTGTGGGATAAAAACATCCCATATGTAAAAGTACAGTATTGTAACATTACAGGATATGTAAATGCCAAGTATGTTAAAGGACTTGTGTTGAGGAAAAAACAAAAGAAAAATAAAAAATATCCGTGGGTAGCTGTGTTAAGTGATGGGAAACAAAACAAAAGAATCAAAGTAGTAAAACAATATAGTTTTGGAGAGTATATATCAAAACATGGTTGCTCTATTGCCGCTATTGTAGAAGCATTAGAGATTTATGGAATAAATAAAAATCCATATGAAATAAATAAATATTGCAGAAGCCATTATAAGTTTAATGGCAGTAAGGTAGCAATTCATGGAGCGTATAAAACAGTAAAAGCAATATCAAAGAAGAGACCTGTTTACCATGATGTAAAACAAAACAATAAAACAAATATTAGAAAGATAATCAAAGAGTCTTTAAAGGCAGGAAAAAAAGTAGTAATTGAACAAAAGAATCCAATACATACCTATGTTGCTTTAGGGTTTGCTCTTAATGGTAAAATAGTAATTGCAACAAGTGGACAGCTTAAAGAAGTATCGCTTGCATGGATTATGAAAACAATAAACACAGGTGATGGTTCAAAAGCAGATTATTTCAAAGGTTCAAAAGCAGATGCAGGTATTTTTATTATTTAGTCAAATAGAGTCATAGAAGCATTTTAAGGTATAAGGGTATAAATGCCCTGTAAAAATATATAGAATGTATATATGAGCCTATATGAAGCCTAGAAAGGTGGTCTAATATGTTTGTAATTAATATAAATTGTAATAATTGCGGCAATAAGAATAATTGTATGTATGAAGACAGAACAAAAGAATTAAAACAAATCTTAGAAAAGCAATATGATAAAAACAAATATTATAATTTAGGTGGTTATATAAAGTGTGCATTTTATGTATCAGAATAATATAATATATAAATATATTTAATATAATATATATAAACAAACAATATTAGAACGAAACAACAAAACATAACAGAACAATAATAAAGGAGTATAGAACATGGACAGATGTAGATGGATGAAAACAAAGAAAACAAATGCAGAACAAAAACAAAATGTATGGGAAACACAATGTGATTATGAATTAGAAGAATCATGGTTTCCTGCTATGTTTGAGGGAACACTTGATAGTTGGTATTGTCCATTTTGTGGTAAACAAATAATGCATATAACAGATAAGAAAGGAGTATAAAAGAGATATGTCAGAAAAGCTAAACATAACATATAGACCAATAAAGGAATTAAAACCATATAAGAAAAATGCAAAGAAACATAACAAAGAACAAGTAGAGCAGATAGCCAATAGTATCAAAGAGTTTGGTTTTACACAACCTGTTATAATTGACAAACATGATTGTGTGGTAGCAGGACATGGAAGAATCTTAGGAGCAAAGAAAGCAGGACTAAAACAAGTACCTACTGTATGTTTAGATGAATTAACAGAAGAACAAATAAAAGCATATAGGTTGGTAGATAATAAGTTGAATGAAAGTGAATGGGATAGTGAATTATTAAAACAATCATTAGATGAAATCATAGAAATGGATATGGAAGCCTTTGGTTTTGAATTAGAAGTGATGGAAGATGCAATGATGGAGGTAGAACCAGAAGTACCTTTTACCGAAGTGTTAAATGAGGAAAACAATTATATTGTTTTAAAGTTTAATAATAAGATAGATTGGTTAAATGCATTAGGAGTGTTTGGCATTGAGAAGGTACAGGCATATCCTACAAAGAGGAATGGTAATAAAAAATCATTTGGTACAAGGGCAGGTGTAGGAAGGGTGCTAGACGGTCAGCAAGCTTTAGAAAGGGTGCAAGGTAATGAAATATAATGGGAAAGAAATTGTTGTGGTTTGTCCGTCATATAAACGGTATAAGGTGGAAACATTAGTGTATATACCATTTTGTAAAGTATATGTTGCACCAGAAGAATATGAGAGTTATATAGACTATAATCCTAGACATGAGGAAAACATTGTTAAGTGCCCAGAAGGAATACAGGGAAACGTCAGCAGGGTAAGAAACTATATATTAGATACAGAATTTGAGAATGGTGCAGATATTGTTTGCATTGTTGATGATGATTTAAAATCAATAGAACATTTTGAAATGTCAGAAGATGGTTCATACGCATATGAGAAAGTAAAAGTAAAACAAAACGATTTATTAGACTTTATTTATCGTTATTCTCTGTTATGTGAAGAATGGGGATTTAAAATGTGGGGAGTTAATATAAACAGTGATACAATGTCTTACAGGCAGTATACTCCATTTAGTACAAACAGTGTTGTTCTTGGGCCTTTTGGTGTATTCCTTAAAGGTATGAAGTGCAGATATGATGAAACATTACCATTAAAGGAAGATTATGATATGTTTATACAGAATTGCAATGAATATAGAGGAGTATTGAGATTAAACAAATATCATTATGTATGTAGACAATCAGAGCAAAAAGGTGGTTGTGCTATGTATCGTAGTATGGAAAGAGAGAAAGAACAATTTGAAAAATTAAGAACTAAATGGGGAAACAACATAGTTAAGTTGGATAAGTCAAACAAAGGAAGGTCAAAGAAGAAAAAGAAATATATTGACTACAATCCTATTATAAAAATACCAATCAAAGGAATATAATTAAAACAAGGGGCAGAATATTATTTCTGTCCTTTTTATTTTATTAAAACAAATTACTAAAAACGTATTGACATATTAATATATTATGTTATAATAAATATAAGTTAATAAGAGAAAGCAAAAAAGAAAGGAAGTAAATATTATGTTATATGATGTTGAGGAATTAGAGTTTAAAATTGAAGAAGTTGAATAAAATTAAAAATATCTGTTGACATAAAACAACAAAGGTGTTATAATAAAGTTACAAAGTTGATAGAGAGAACAAAAAGTGAGGTAAACAAAATGAAGAAGTTAAACAAATATGATTTTAAGGTAATAGATGAATTTGATTGTGATATTACAAAAACAGTAAGCGTAACAAGAGTAAACAAATAAAGGAGAACAAAAAATGAATGTTTTAAAAGCAGATGAAGAGGGGGAGAAAAGAGGATGAAAGAAGAAAGATTATATGAATTGGCATATGAAGCCTTATCGAATAAATGGGCAAGAGAGTATGATTTCTTGAAAGAACATCCAGAAAATGAAATGTCACAGATTAGAGAAAGGGAACTGTGGAATGAGTTAATAGAACTCAAAGAAGAAATGAAAGCAAAAGGATGGGCTGAATCCGAATATATTGAAAAGCCAGTGATTAGTAAGAAAGACAGGGTAATTCTTGATTGTATTATAGGCGAGTTTAAATACATTGCAAGAGATAGAGATAATAAATTATTCTTATATGAAAAAGAACCATATAAGAATAGCGATAAGAGTTGGGTGCATATTGGAGTCAATTGTTTTTGTTTAAATCATCGTATCTGTGTTGATTTCCCTATGGTTAAGTGGGAAGATGAAGAACCGTGGTTTATTGAAGATTTGAAGAAGTTAGAAGTTGTGGAAGAATATGATATAAATAAAATATATAATATATCGGCAGAAGATGATAAAATATATATTTGTTTTTAATGATAGGAGGAATTGAAAATGGACATAGAAGAAAAGTTGTGTAGGTATCCAGAGTATTTTACAAAACAAGGTAAATACATTTGGGAGAATGGTCTGGAAGGGCAGGTAGAAGATATAATGGAGAAGATTCCATGTAGTAGAGAAATGGCAATCGAATATGTTTATATGATGAATAGAGCATTTAATGGAATTGATTAAAATAAATTAAATTAATGGTTGACAAACATATATGGTTGTGTTATTATAATCTTGCAAATAGATTTTTCACCTTTATTAAAACCTTGTCGGTGGTATAGGTTAAACCGTCATAATGGGTATTAGCCAAGCGGTAAGGCATAGGACTTTGACTCCTAGATGCGTTGGTTCAAATCCAACATACCCAGTAAGGAAAGTTAGCTCAGATGGTAGTAGCATTCGGCTCATAACCGACAGGTCGTAGGTTCGATTCCTACACTTTCCATTCGTAACAAATAAACAAAACATTAATCAAGAAAGGAAACAAAGAAATGGAAGAAAACAAAAACAGAGAAGAGAGAACAGAGAGAACAGAGAGTTATGAAAAAATGACTGCAAAAGAGTTGTTTCATAGATGTTTAGACAAAGGTATCGAATGTCCTATTAAAAAGCCGAGAGAGTATTATCTTGAATTGTTAAAAGGGACTAAAACAAAAGAAGAAGCAAAGCAAGATATTATTATCGAGAAGCTTGATAAAGTTCAAATGCAGAATGGTATTATAATGTCAGCAATAGGAGATATAATTTTTGTTATGCTGGACAGAAAGGATAAGTTGGACTTGAATGTTATCCATAAAGCTAGTTTGCGTGTTTGCCTGACAACTATTTCATTATCACTCAAGGAAATACAGGAAGATGTGGGAATGTGTACAGAAGGAGAAGTGAATCAAAGTGATAAAGAAGCAAATGACGTTTTAGATATGATTTTAGAATTATTAAAATAATGCCTTGACAAAATAAAATAATATGGTATACTATTAATAGACAAAAAGCAATGTAGTAGGTGCGAATATAAAGTATCATTACATTGCTTTTTGTACTATGTAGAGGTAGGTAGAGAACAACGATGGATATTGATGTAAAAATATCAGAAAGGTTTTCATCCTACATCATGGACTGGGATTATGAAAAGTATTTAGTAATTGGTGGCTATGGTAGTGGTAAGAGCCAAGCAACAGCACAGAAGATAGTGTTAAAATTATTACAAGAAAAACGTACTTGTCTAGTTGTAAGAAATGTATTTACAACGATAAAGGATTCTTGTTTCGAGATATTAAAACAAATAGTTAGTGATATGGATTTGTTATCATTTAAAGACAAAGACAAAAACAAAATAGTGTTTGTTAAGTCTCCAATGGAGGTACGTTTTCCAAATGGTAGCAGAATTATATTTAGAGGTATGGATAACACAGAGAAGATAAAGTCCATACATGGCGTTTCCATCGTTTGGATGGAAGAATGCTCAGAGTTAAATTATAAAGCGTATACAGAGATACTAGGACGTGTTAGACAGCCTAATATGACATTGCATTTTATATTAACGTGCAATCCTGTAGGAAGGGAAAATTGGGTGTATGATTTATTTTTTACACATACAGAAAAGAAGGAAGACAAGATTATTAAGAAGACTGTACAGGATGAAGAAGAGTTATATAGACGTAAGACATTAGTAAACAAAAAGAATGGTGTTTATTATCATCATAGTACAGTTGATGATAACCCATTCTTGCCGCAATCATATATAGATAATCTTGAGGAATTAAAGTATATTGATGAATCATTGTATCAAGTAGCCAGATTTGGTAAGTTTGGAGCAAACGGAACAAAAGTGTTACCGAATTTTACAGTTGCTACAAATGCAAAAGAATTTAAGGCAGTTGTACATAGGATTCCATCAAAATTTCATTTCTTTGGTTTTGATTTTGGTTTTGAAACATCATTTAATGCACTTATCTCTTGTTGTGTTGATGATGCAGAAAAGGTTTTATATATTTATGATGAAGTATATATGAATAACATAACTGATGATAAGTTTTCCAAAAGGGATGATGTACAAAAAGTGAAAGAGAGGTCTATCGCATTAGATAAACCAATTGTATGTGATAGTGCAGAGCCTAAAACAATTAAGTACTACAGGCAAGAGGGTTTTTATGTTAAGAAGTGCAAAAAGTACATTGGTAGCAGATTACAGAACACAAAGAAAATAAAGAGATTTAAAAAGATTGTTTGTTCGCCTCGTTGTGTAAACACAATCATAGAGTTAAAAGATTTAGTTTATGCAAAGGATACAAAGGATGAACCAATATACGACCAATTTAATATTGACCCACACACGTTTAAGAGTACCACATTGCTAGGCGTGTATAAAAGGATGGAAGAATCGGGGAAAGCTGAAATGCTAATCCGAACGGAAGTTATATGGTGTACGGCTGTATAACACGTGCAACGCATAGGAATTGAGGAAACAATAATATTCCCACGAGCCATTGTAAGTTAGAATAGGAGGTTGCAAGTAATGTATGAAAGAAAACAAGTAAATACATTAGCAAAGGAATATGAACAAGTATTAGATATTTATACAGTCGATAAATATGGAAGTGTTTATGGTAATAATGGAATAGAATTAAAACAAAATAACAATAATAAAGGTTATAAACAGGTAAGTTTAAAATTAAAAAACAAAAGGAGATATAAGAAGTGTTTTGTACATAGATTAGTGGCTTATGGTTTTGTTGAAGGGCATACAACACAAAACAAAGAAGTAGACCATATAGACACAAACAAATGTAATAACAAATGGAACAATTTAAGATGGACTGATAGAAAAGGAAATATGAGTAATAAGAACACAGTTGCTAAGATGTGGAATCAGAATGGAAAGGAATGTTTTGTTTATGATTACAGATTAAATTTTGTTGGAAAGTTTGGTTCTATAGACGAAGCAGAAAAAGCAATAAACAGAATAATACATGGTATTAATACAAGAGTAAAGGAATATTATGTTTTAGATAGTCCAGATTTAAAGAAAGTTTTGAAAATAAACAGAAAACAAAAACTACAATCCGTAGTTATAACCGATATTGAAACACATAAAAAGTTTTATTTTTATTCCAATAGAGAAGCAAGAAGATTTTTTGATAATAAAGTAAACATAACACAAGCGATTCAAAAGAATTGGACTGTAAAAGGAAAATATAAAGTTCGTAGTCTAAACTATAAAAAGTTAATAGGTATGCTAGACTTATAGGAATGACAACTATAAGAGGACATGGATAAAAAGCCAAGTCGATATATCGTAGTGCCTTGTGGTATGCATTAGATAATTATACAGTAGCAGATATAAAAGAACAAAAAACAAATAGTAGAGCAGGATAAGGTTTAACGTGAAATGTGGAAAGGAGAACAGAGAAAATGAACAATAGCAAGTGGAATAAAAAAAAGGAGGTAATATAATATGAAAGATGTGCAACAAAAAAATTGTTCTGCTGGTATACAAACCGTGTTTACTATGTCATTAAGACGTAGTCAGTTTTTGGTTAAGAATTTTACAGATAATCAAATCACAGTAAAGCTTGGAGACAATGAATCTTACAGTATAATTGGTGCAGGAAGTTGGGAGCGTGTATTTAATAACATAGAAGATAGAACAAGTGGAACAAGTGAAGCAACAAACGTTGTTAAGGTTACAGCGGTAGAAGATGGACTCGTTGAAGTTGCAAGTGTTGATTTTTAGGCAGTGTGATAGTATGATTAAAAATAACAGAAATAATGAACAAATATATGGTCGTAATGATATGATAATGTTAGACCCTAATAACAAAATTTATGGTAGTCTTGGGTTAGCTGACAATTATGTTATGAAAACAGAAGAGGGAACAAAGTTGACATTGAGTAATCCAAAGTTAGGTAGTTTTGATGATGTGCTAACAGAATTTAATATTTATGGCATGAGTAAACAGGAAAGTACGACAGGGGCAAATCTAATAGATATTGACAATATGTTGAATGAATGTTTAGTAAAGAATGCTGATGATACATACAGTATTTTAAAAACAGAAACCAATAGATTTTCAAAAAATTTTCCAATAAATTTGAAAGCAGGTACAGCGGTAAGGTTTGATGCAGATGTTATTGAATATAATGGTACATATAGTATAAAATTACAAGTCAATTTTGGAAGTCAACAAGTGTCGGCAGGAAGATTAACCTTTTTAAAAAATGATGTAACAGGAGTGACTATATATCAAGATGGTAACAATGATGTTGGAACGTATACCAAGTTTAAAAATGCAATTTTAAGTGTTGGTGAAGCAAAAGTACCATATGAACCATACACTGGTGGTAAGCCATCACCGTCACCAGAATATCCACAGGAGATTGTAAGCGTTGGTGGAAATGGAAGTATTGAAGTGAATGTGAGAGGGAAAAATCTTACCGATATATATGGGTACAGTGCAATTAGTATAGAAAATCTAGAAAATAAAAGAGTATTAAGTAATGAATTTGGCACAATTTTAAACACAACCGAAAAGACGGATAAGCTCATTGTGAATCAAGAAATTTTAGATGGAGAAACTCTTGGAAGTTATAGAGCCGGTTATTTTGTTATTGGAATAAATCAAAAATTTGAAACCGGGAAAGATTATATTATAACATTTAGAATTAATGTGCTTCGGAATCCGCTTTCTGCATCTGGAGTCGAAGTTTCATTTAATGGCATAAGTTTTAGTCATGGTGATATAATGGGAGATAAAGTAATAGTAAAAGCGGACTATGTAGAATACAATAAAAGACAATATGTTGAAATTAGAAACAATGGAATGAGTCTTGAAATTAGTGATTTTATGATTACAGAGGAAGATGAAAACACAATCTATGAACCTTATCATGAGCCACAGACTATTTATATCAACACACCAATTGGAGTTCCAGCTATCTCAGTAGCATCTGGTGGTAATATAATGATTGGTGGTCAGCAGTATATTGCAGATTATGTGGATGTTGAACGAGGAAAGTTGGTTAAGAAGCTGAAAAGCTTCACAATATCTGATATAAAAACTATTTCTACATGGGGTATAAATGAAAACGCTGATAATATTACGGGATTTTATTTTTACACGAGTGAAAATGGTCTACCGAAAGCTAATAATGATGTTATGACATCTACAATCTTACGATATGATGATGAAGTATGGGGTGGGAAAAATGTTGGATGTGCTATGAGTTCGGACAGTGAGAATAGTTATGCAATATTAAGCGTTCCAACATATTTGTTGGAAGATATTTCTTCCGACGAAAATGCGTGTGCATCGCTCGTGAAAATATGTGAAAATACGAATGCAATTTTCTTCTATAGTATGACATCTCCCATCGAAACCGACCTCACACCAGAAGAGATTGAACAGTACAAAAAGTTGAGCACCAAAGCACCAACAACAATTGTTGAGAATAACTATAATACATGGATGAAAGCAACATACAAATCCACAGAATCAGTTTAAAGGTGGTGATTGTATAGAATGAACGAAGGATGGAAAGAATTAAGTGAAGAAGAATCAAAGAAGGAGTAGAAATGATATTTAAGAATAGTAAATTATTTGAATTAAAAAGAGTGAAGGATGCACAAGAGCAGAGTTTAAAAGGTGTACATGATGATTATATGATAGGTTTATATAATGGTTTAGAGTTAGCCGTTGCAATTATGGAAAATAGAAAACCTGTATATTTATCTTGTACAAAAGAGCCAGAACAAATTGAGAATATAGAAAAACAAGAAGCAGGGAGAACTTGTTATAATGGTATTATTGTAAGGAAGAAAGCCGAGTAATTAAGCTTGGTAAAGCATAATGATAAGTTCTCTCGTATATAAGGTCTATAAATTTTTATATATAATAGAGGTGCTTATATGATTGATAGCAGTCTTGTTATTGGATATGGTGTAGTTGCATCGACAGCAATAGTTGGTTTATTTACAGCACTATATAAGCCATTAAATGAAAACACAAAACAAATGACAGAACTAATAGTTAAGATGGGAAAACTTACAGAAGAACTAGAGAAACAAAACAGAGATTTTGAAGAATATAAAAAACACGTTAGTAAATCACAACAAAAACAATGGGATGAAATAAACATATATGGAAAGGAAATCATAGAGTTAAAACATGATTTTGAAATGTGCAGACAAGAAAATGGAAAGGAGAATAAGCATAATGTTTAAGAATTGTGTATTTAAACCAGATGTGAATACAGTTAAGTGGTGTAAGGCAACAGGAGTTAGAGCAATTAAAACAATGGCACAAACAGCAGTTGGTGTTATTGGTGCAGGAACGGTAATTAGTTCTGTAGATTGGAAGATGGTGGTATCTGCTAGTGTTGTAGCAGGTGTTGTGAGTGTTTTAACAAGTATTGCAGGTATTCCAGAAGTAGGTGTTAATGATGAAAACATTTAGAGCAAATGGTGAAGGAATGAAAATTGTAAAAGAATTTGAAGGATGCAAGTTAAAAGCCTACAGGGATGAAGTAGGAGTTTGGACTATTGGATATGGCATCACAAATTCTGATAAGAGTATCACAGGAAGAACAATCAAAAGTGGTATGAAAATAACAAAAGATACCGCTAACAAATGGCTTTTGGAATCTTTAAGAAAAAAATATTCGCCTTTAGTTAACAAATATGATAATGTTTATCATTGGAATCAAAATGAGTTTGAAGCACTTGTTTCGTTTTGTTTTAACATTGGAAGTATTAAAATGTTAACGGCAAATGGAACAAGAACAAAGAAGCAGATTGCAGAGAAAATGTTATCTTATAATAAGGCAGGTGGAAGGGTTTACAGAGGTCTTACAAGACGTAGGAAAGCAGAAAGAGCATTATTCTTAAAGGCAGTAGAACCAACTACTTATAAGGATATATTCCCTGTATTACCGCCAAGAGGATATTTCCAAATTGGTGATGGATATAAAACATATACAGAATACCCAACACAGATTAAGAGAGTACAAGAATTGCTTAATTGGTTAGTAGATGCTGATTTGAAGATTGATGGTAAATATGGAGAAGATACAGCAAAAGCAGAAGAGAAAGTGCAGAAAATGTTTAAATTAACTGTGAATGGTAAGTTTGGAAAAGCAACATTAAACAAAGCAAAGAAATATAAAAAATAGCAATTAGCACCCTTTGGGGTGCTATTGTAGTATATGGATATAAAAGGAGTAGTAAAAGATGAACATTGATGTAATAGGATTGGAAAAACAAAAGTCAAATGATTGTTTGATTGCCGCTAAAACATTTCCGTATTTTATTTTTGGAAGTTTTATTAAAGGGGATAGAGGAAATATTTATAGAAATGAGGTCTATGAGTTAATTCAATATTTTTTAGATTATCAGTGTGGGGCAGATTTTAAGCCAGAAGGAGCAAAGGGAGATTATATTCCATCAAATTATAAATTTAAAAAGATAAAAACATTAATTGATAAAGAAGCAAGATTCATGTTTTCGCAACAGCCAGAAATCAAGGTAAAAGCAAGGTTGACAGATGATAAGAGTTTACAGGATGTTGAGTATCTGCAAACAGTAGTAAATGAGGTATTAAAGAATAGTGGTTTCTCAAATCTTTTGTTACAAAGTGCGAAGGATTGTTTTATTGCTAAAAGAGTAGCCGCACTGGTAGACTATTCAGAAGAGGACGGAATTGCAATTCATTTTTATAATAGTTTGCAATTTTATTATGAGTACCAGTATGGAACAAATAAGCTAATCAAATTTGTTTCTTTTGAATGTGTTGAACAGGATATAACAGTGGGAGGTTCATTGTATTTGGTGAATGAATATATGGTTCGCAATGGTGCTGTTTATATGAGTTCTGCGATTTATAAAGGTTCGGGGGTTTTATCGGAGAAGTTAATTGAGGAACATAAAACAGATTTAAAACAAATACCTGTGGCGATTATTATTAATGATGGAACATTAATGAATAAAAGAGGTATGTCAGAAGTTAGACAGTTGACAGAAGGGGAGGCAACTTATAGTAAACTAGCAAATGCAGATGTGGATTGTGTTAGAAAGGGAATGAACCCAATTAGATATACTGTAGATATGAGTAGAGAGACAACAAAGAATCTTAGTTCTTCCGCAGGCTCTTACTGGGATTTAGAACATAATATGAATTTGGATGAACCAACTCCAATGATTGGAACATTGTCACCAGATATGGGACATACAGAAGCATTAAAGAATACGCTTGACAGAATCAATTCTGAAATGTACAATGAACTTGACATTCCAAATATTTCAGAGGAAACATTAGTGGGAACAATTACAAGTGGTAAATCAATCAAAGCGTTATATTATTCTTTAATGGTTCGATGCGATGAAAAGTTTAAAACATGGAAACCTGCAATAGAAAACATAATAAAATTTGTTTTGGAAATTGTTTTATTAAACAAAGATATGACAAAAACAATTTATGAGATTCCACAATTAAATGATGTTGAATATGATATTGTGATTAATGAAAAGTATGCGTTACTGGATGATGAACTGGAAGAAAAATCTTCTGATATGGAAGAAGTGCAAAATAATTTACGTTCTGTAAAATCATATCTGAAAAAACATAGACATGAGGATTTGATAACCGACCAACAAATTGATGAAGAAATTTTACAGATTGTCTATGAAAAGAGTATGTTTGACGGAGCAATCGCAAATCCTGTTTTAGAGGATAGAACACAGGAAGAGGGGGCAGACATTGAAATAAATAAACAAGTTGAAGAGGAAGAAATAAATCAGAAATTGGAAGAATAGTTATTGATAAATAATAAAAGTTGTGTTAATATATAATTACGAGAAAGAGGAAACAAAAAGAAGGAGGATAGTAAGATGAAAAAATATCGAATATTGGTGTATGAAAATTTGTCAATTGGATATTGTTATCTAACGGAGGAAATTGTTGAGGCAAAGACAGAGAGTGAAGCAATTAAGAAAGTCGAATTGATATTGTTTGAAAAAAGATACATAGATGATGTTAGTGGGTTAGCTTATAAAATAATTAAAGTATCATAAAACATACAGAGGTGATGCAGATGGTTAAGTTTAGCTTAAAGTCAGCGGAAGAAATTAGAAGAACACTAACAAAGAAACAGGAAAAACAAATATATCAACTTTATTTAGATATGTATAAAGATGTGTCTAAGAAACTAAAGAAGATAGGTAAATATAGCAAATTGGAAAAAGTCCAGTTAATTATGTTAAAGCGAGAGATAGAACAACAGATAAAACAAATTGATAAGGAATTGAAAACAGGAATAAAAAACAGTGTTAGAGATACATCAAGGGTGGTGGTAGAAGATACAAGAAAGTTCTTAAATAAATGTGGTTTTAAGGATATAGAGCAAGCTTTTTATTATGTTCCAGACACGATTGTAAAAAGAATTGTTTCTGGTGATGTATATAAAGGAGATTGGACGTTATCTAAAGCCATATGGGGGCATACAAGAGATTTTAATACAAAGCTAGATAGAATCATAGCGAATGGCACAAAGTATGGTAAAAGTGCTTATGAGATTGCTAGAGATTTAGAGCAGTATGTTAACCCACAACAGGCAAAGAAAAGCAAAGCAATCAAGTTTCAACAATATAAAAGAGATAGCAATGGTAAATTTGTTTTAGATAAAGATGGAAACAGAATACCAGAAGGAAGACAGAAAACATTTTATTTTGGAAATGTAGATTACAATGCACAAAGGTTGGCTAGAACAATGATAAGCCATGCATATCAACAAAGTTTTGAAATGGTAAATAAAAATGACCCACTTGTAAAAGGGTATATATGGCATAGTTCGGGGCAACATGGTAGAACTTGTCAGTTGTGTTTAAGTCGTGATGGAAGGCTATTCCAGAAAGATGAGTTACCATTAGACCATCCAAATGGTATGTGTACGTTTGAAGCATATATACCAGATGATATGAGCACAATAGCTGACAAAATAGGTAAATGGTATAATTCACCTACAGGAACATATCCAGACTTAGATAAATATGCGTTAGATTTTATGGGAGAATAAAAGATGAATACAAATGTAATGTGCGATAAGTGTAAACATAATAACGTAGTTGGAAAAGGAAATCTAAAACAGAAGAAAGTAGTTGTTTACAGGCAAAGAGAAAGGAATGTTTTAAATATAATATATTTTGTTTGTTTAGAATGTAAATCAATCGTAGTCGTACAAATTGATAATGAAGAAACATTAAAAATAAAAGAATCATTATCAAGAACAATTATGCAGGCAGTAGAAACAAAAAGAGAGGGTGGCAAGGTAGGAAAGAAATTAAATTCTAAAAGAATTCGATTAACAGAATCATTAGATAAAAAGAGAGAAAAATTATTAGAAAAATATAAAAAAGAAGTGGAAAAAGTATTGACAGAAAATTAAAGAGGTGATATAATATGAGAGTAATATGTGATGGGTGTAAGAAAGAGTTTAAAATTAAACTCAAAAACAAAAAGGTGGGAGAATATAAGATAACCTATTTTAGGTGTCCAAAATGTGGAAGAGAATACACCGTAACATATGACAATAATAAAACAAAAAATTTGAGACTGAGAATTAAAACAGTCTTGGAAACACTGAGTCATAATCCCGATGAAAGTGTAAGGATGAAAAAAGAAAGAGAACGAGCTTTTCTTGTGGAAATGTTGAAACAAGAAGAAGCAAAAATAAAAAAGGAGAATGATGATGGAAGAAAATAAAACAAATCCAAATCCAAATGAAGAGACAAATACAGAAGAAAACAAAACAGAAGTGAATACAGAGCAGAAAGAAAACAAAACCGAAACAAATAAAATTAATGTTGAGGAAACAAAGAAGCAGGGTGTAAATGAAATCTTAGCCGCTTTAGGTGTGGACAGCAAAGAAGATTTACAGACGATTGTGAGCAAATATCAGCAAGAGCAGGAAAATAAAAAGACAGACTTAGAAAAAGCAAATGATTCTAATAAAACTCTTACAAAGAGACTTGTTGAGGAAAAGGAGCGTGCTGATATTGCAGAAGCGAAGCTTGCCGCTATTACGTTAGGAGCAAAGCCAGATTTAGTTGATGATTTAGTAATTGTTGCTAAATCAAAAGCAACAGAAGATAAAAAGATTCTTGATGTTATCGAGGAAATTAAAAAGAGCAATAGTGGTTCTGTTTATTTTGTTTCAGAGGAAGAAAAGAAAGAAGATAAAAAAAATAGAAGAACAGTAACAAGAACAAATTCAAAAATGCAGGAGAAAGAACAGAAGGAAGGAAAAGAAGAAACAGTAGGTAGTCTTGCACAAAGATTATTTGCAAGAAAGCAAACAACAAAAAGCAGCTATTTCTCACATAGTTAGGAGGGTAAACAAAATGTTTAATCAAACAGGAATTAAAACAGAAAAGTATGGAAACATTACGCAAATTCTTAAAAATGTAGAATTGCAAGAGTCAGTTGGAATTGTTGTTGATGATTCAGTGGCAACGGCTGATAGTTTAGGAAGAAAGATTGTAAAGGCAGGTACACCATTAACTGGTGACCTTGATAACAGAACAACAGCGTTCACAGCGGCAAAAGCAGGTTCTTCTACTGAAAAGTCTGATGCAGTAGGAGTTCTTCTGCATGATGTGGATGTAACAATAGGGGATGCAAACGGAACACTTTTGATTTTTGGATTTGTTAATACAAACCGTATTGATACAACAACAAAAGCAAAGATTACAGAGCAGGTAAAAGAAGCATTGCCGATGATTAAATTCATCGCTTGTTAGGAGGTATAAGATGTCAATTTTTGATTTAATTATCAGTGGCGAGATTGTCGCATATTGGGAGTTATTACAACAGCATTTAGAACCTTACATGGGGCAGGAGTTATTCCCAAACAATAAAAAGTTAGGATTAAAATTACAGTGGTTAAAAGGTGCAAAAGGGTTACCGATTGTTTTAAAACCAAGTGCTTTTGATGCATCTGCAATTCCAAGACCAAGAATCGGATTTGAGAAATTATCCGCAGAAATGCCGTTCTTTAAAGAATCAAAATATGTTGATGAAGAAATGCGGCAGGAGTTAAATAAAGTTATTGAAACAGGAAATCAGAGTATTATTGATTCCATTGTTAATATGATTTTTGATGATGAAATGGAATTGTTAAAAGGTGCGGCGGCACAGAGAGAGCGTATGAGAATGATGGCTCTTACAACAGGTGCTATTGCTATGGAGGGTAACGGACAGGTTTATGAGTATGATTATGGTATGCCAGAAGACCACAAGAGTAACGTAACAAAAGTTTGGAGCGACCCTTCGGCATCAATTCTTACGGATATTAGAACAGCAAAGGATAAGATTCTTGAGGATACAGGAGTTGAGGTAACAAGAGCAGTTACATCATCAACTGTTATGGGGTATTTCAGAAAGAATACAGAAATTAAGAAATCAATTTTTGTTCTTACGGATGGAGAAGGTTTTTTGTCAGATGCGAAAATCAAGCAGTTTATTCTTGATGAATTAAACATTGAAATCGCAGTTAATGATAAGAAGTATGTTGATGAAGCCGGAGACGTACAGAGATATGTTGAGGACGATGTTTTTGTTTTATTCCCAAGTGGAAATTTAGGACAGACATGGTTCGGAACAACACCAGAGGAATCCGACCTTATGTCTTTAGCGGCTTCAAATGTTAAGATTACTGATACAGGAGTTGCGGTTACAACAATGGCAAAGGAAGACCCAGTAAATGTTGAAACAAAAGTTACACAGATTTGTTTACCAGATTTTCCAACAGCCGACCAAGTGTTTATTTACTCCGTTGACCAAGTTTAGAAAGGGGGAGTAAAAAATGTTTGTAACAATTAGAAAGCCAACGAAACCTAATATGTTAAAGGTTACTATGAAACAATATGAAAACAAATACAAAAGATTAGGGTATATGATTGTTGGTGGTAGCATGAAGACAGAAGAAGTGGAAGAACCAGAGCATGAAGTTGTTGAGCAAAATATTATCGAAGAAGATTCAGAAGATATTGAGTCTATTCCAATTAGTGAAATGAACAAAGAACAGCTTATGAGGTTTGCAAAGGTTCATAATATAAATACAAAGAGTGCTAAAAATGTAGCAGAAGCAAGAAGAATTATTCAGAGAGCAGTTAAAGAAGCAAAATTGTAAAAAGGTTGTGTGTTTATGGATGCACTGAAAGAGTTAAAAATGAACGTAAGGGAAAATATAATCCCTTACTTTTCTGATGAAGAATTAGTTTACTATTTAGAAAAAAACAATGGGGACGTAAGAAAGGCAAGTTATGAGTGTTTAATTTTAAAGGCAGAAATAACAGGGTTAGATGTTAGTGGAGTCTCAACAAAAGACTCTTCTTCTTATTTTAAAATGTTAGCACAGAAATATGTAACACCAAATACAGGTACATTGTTATGAGAAATTTAAAATTTGAACTATATAAGATTGCAAGAGAAATACAAATGCATGGAGAAACATATCACATAAACGAATTAGTTTGTGATGAATATGGAAAGCCAACAGGAGAACAAAAGAGTATCGTTGATGTAAGAGGAATTTTCCATACATCAAAGGGTTATATAACAGAAAACATTTCAGATGGAACAAAAACACATTCAAAAGGTCAGCCATTGTTATTATTAAAGTATGAAGATTCAAAACCTATACAGAATGGACATATTTTAGAGATTGGTTCAAATAGATATAAGGTTGTTGAGAAAAATAACATACAGCTATATAATATTGTGTGCGACATATCATTGGAGTTGGTTGTTAATGGTAAGAATTAAAGCAAACGAGTTGTTAAACAATTTAGCACAAGCACAAACAAAATCGCAGATTGCTGTAAAAATGTTTGCAACAGAGGGAGCAAAAAAGTTTCAGAATTATGCAAAGACACATAAGAGGTGGACAAATAGAACAGGTCACGCAGTACAAAGGCTAACAGGTTTTGTTGAAACAGGGAGTGACAAAACGAGAATTTATATCAGCCATGGTGTTGATTATGGTAAGTGGTTAGAGTTAGCACACGAACGTAGATATGCAATTTTACAAGAAACAGTACAGAACGTAAGTCCAGAAATTTTAAATGGATTTACAAAGCTGTTAGGACATTTGAGGTAGAAGATGGCGAAAGAAGTATCAAAACAAATTTATGATTTATTAAAACAAAATAATTTTGATGTGTATTTTCCATCACAACACAAAGGAGAGTGCATATCAAAATATGTTGTTATCAAACATGACGGAGCATATCAGCCATTAACAGTTTCGTCTGAAAGACCAATTTACACAATTATGTGTTATGTTCCAGAACAGAGTTATTCAGAATTGGAAAGTTTTGTTTTAGAAATAAAAAGAACTATGAAAAGTGTTTTTCCGTTAGTCATGTATGCAGGAAATGAAACACCAAGCTATTATGATGATAGTGTCAAAGGGCATATGATTAGTTTCCAATATTATGGCACAAGAAAAATCGAGAATTGGAATTTGTAAGGAGGGTAAAGCATGGCAACAAAGAAAGCCGCAAGTGGAATCCCGACAATAGACGTATCGCTTGTTGTCGTTAGAACAACAGCAGTCGAAATCGCAGTTGATACAGCTAATAAGATTGCAGTTGAAGCGCAAACAGAGGAAAGCGATGCAATAAAATTAGTTAAGTTGGGAAAACTGATTGCACAAAAACCGGCAACAACAACAATCACAGGGCATACAATCACGTTAACAGATAATGTATTTATTCCAGATGTTGTTAAAATTTTTCAAGGTGGAACAGTTGGAGATAGTTCAGACGGCTATCCAACATATGAGCCGCCAGCCGCAGGAAGTACAGATAAAGGGGAGGTGTTTGATTTAGATTGTTATTCCGCAGTCTATGATAGCTCTGGACAAATTGTTAAGTATGAATTAATCACTTATCCAAATTGTCAAGGAACGCCAGTTGTTTTGAACAGTGAGGACGATGTATTTAGATTACCAGAATATACAATTAACTCAGCACCAAAGAAAGGTCAAGCACCATATAAGATTAGTTATGTGGATGAATTACCAACAGGGTTTACAGCAGTGTCTAATGTAGAAGATACTAAACAAAATTCTCCTACCGTTATGAGTGGAGTAAAATCAACAGAAGTTTCAAGATTAGATTAAGGGAGTAAAAGAGAATGGCAGTAGAAGTAAATAGAGAACAGTTAGCGATAACAAGTATTGAAGAATTAAAACAATATGCACAAGGTGAGGTAGTTACTTTACCACCGTTTGCACCAACACAGCCGTTTGTTGCAAAACTTAAAAGACCATCACTTTTGGCAATGGCTAAAAATGGGAAAATTCCGAACGAATTATTAGTTAAAACAAATGAGTTATTTATGAATGATGGTACAGCAGTTAACGCTTCGGATGATAATATGTTGAAAGAAATCTTTTCTGTTATTGACACAATAGCAGGAGAAGTGTTCGTACAACCAACATATGAGGAAATCAAAGAAGCAGGTGTTCAGTTGACAGACGAACAAATGTTGTTTATTTTTAATTACACACAGACAGGGGTAAAGAATTTAGAAAATTTTCGTGAAGACTAGAAACGTCGAAAACGTAATTGCAATTGCAAAAGAATTTGGTTGTTTGCCAAGTGAGGTAATGTCTATCAAAGACGAATACACAGCATATTGTTTTAATGAAGCTTGCATTAATGTTTTAATGCGGATTAAAAATAAAGAGACTCCGCATTGGATAACATTAGATAGTGGAAAAGAAAAAGAGAAAAGCTATACAAACTTTTCTGATTTTTACAAAGACATATAGGAGGAATAAGCATGGCTTTGAACATGGGTTCAGCGGTTGCTTTTCTTGAGCTTGACACAAGTAAATTCAAAAGTGGATTTAAGTCTGCAATTAGTGATTTAAAGGTGTTCCAAGCAAGTGGAGCAACAACGGAACAAAAATTAAAAGGTTTGAGCAGTGCATTTTCCACAGTAGGGGGAGGGTTAACAAAAGGTTTGACTCTCCCTCTTGTTGGTGTTGGGGCGGCTTCGGTTGGTGTAGCAACTAAATTTGAGAGTGCTATGTCACAGGTTGCGGCAACAATGGGAATCACGACTGAACAAATTAAAAATGGAAATAAAGATTTTGAGAACTTACAAAAGACGGCTTTGAACATGGGTGCTACAACAAAGTATACAGCTAGTGAAGCCGCAGAAGGATTAAATATATTAGCACAAGCAGGTTTGTCGGCAGACGAGTCTATTAAGGCAATCCCAACAGTTTTGAGTTTGGCATCGGCAGGAGCAATGAGTCTTGATAGTGCGGCAACGTATGTAACGGCTTCTGTAAAAGGTTTCGGAGATTCGATGGATAATGCTCAAAAGTATGCCGATTTAATGGCAAAAGGAGCAACATTGGCTAATACTGATGTTAGAGGATTAGGAGAAGCCTTATCTGGTGTTTCGGCTACAGCAAACAATTATAAACAAAGTGTTGACAGCACAACATTAAGTTTGTTAAGATTAGCTGAACAAAATATAACAGGTGGAGAAGCATCCACGATGTTAGCCAGAGCAATGGCAGATATTTATACTCCAACATCAAAGGCAAAAAAGGCATTAGATGAATTGGGAATATCCGCATATGATGGTTTGGGAAAAGCTAGAGATTTTAATGATATTGTGGATGAATTATCAAAAGCATTTGCAGGTATGTCTGATGAAGAAGCAAACGCAACAAAAAATCAAATATTTACAACATATGGTATGAACGCTTTTAACAAAATGACAGCGGCAACAACAGAAACAGTAGATAAATTTAAAACAGGATTGAAGGATGCAACAGGTTCAGCGGCACAACAAGCAGAAACACAGTTGGATAATTTAAAAGGTTCTTTGACATTGTTACAGTCAGCTTTAGAGGGAGCAGGCATTGTAATAGGTCAAAGGTTAACACCGTATATTAGAAAGTTAGCAGATGGCATTAATGTGTTAGTAACAAAATTTAATAATTTGACAGATGCACAACAAGATATGATTGTCAAGATTGGATTGGTTGTGGCGGCTATCGGGCCAGTTATGCTTATCATGAGTAAATTGTTTAAATTTGTTTCGATGGCAGTAACAGCTTTCAAAACATTTGGGACAACATTACAAACAATAAAAACATCAATCGACCTTGTGAAAGCAGGCTATGCAGGTTTGGCAATGCAGATGGGTGGCATTCCTGCAATCATATCAAGCCTTATGGCAGGATTCAGTGGGATGCTAGTTCCTGTTCTTTCAGTTGTCGCAGTTATCGGAGTATTGGTTGCGGCTTTCGTTACATTGTGGAAAACAAATGAAACATTTAGAAGTAAAATAGTTTCTGTGTTTGACGAAGTTAAAACAAAAATAGGTGAGTCGATAAACAGTATAAAAGAAACATTATCAAATTTGAATGTAGATTTTTCGGGAGTAATTAATGTCCTCAAGTCGTTATGGGTAGGGTTTTGTAACATAATAGCACCTTTATTTACGAATGCTTTTCAAGGGGTGGCAACGGCAATAGAATCTGTCATGACGATTATTGAGGGAATCGTACAAACAGCCGTTGGAATTATTAATGGCGATGTAGATTTGTTTACAAAAGGAATCGGAACAATATTCAGCGGATTGCTGACAGGGATAACAGGATTGGCAAGTAACATATTGTCATTAGTTGGAGAACTCGGAGCAAACATATTGAGTGCATTAGGTCTGGAAGATATAGCGGAAGTGTTTCAAACATTTTTTGAAACAATATCTGAAATCTTTGAACAAATACCAGAAGTAGTAAATAGTGCATTTGAAATAGTTGGAGGATTTTTTACAGAAACTTTACCAGAATTTATTGATTCGGCAGTTGAAACAATACAAGGGTTCGCAGACAATGTAGTGGCATTTTTTACAGAAACAATTCCCGAAGCATTTAATAGTTTTGTTGAGTTAGTCGGAGGAATTGTTGACAGCTTTATTGGATTTTTTACAGTGACAATTCCAGAAGCTTTTACGAATTTTGTAACAGTAACATTGCCAAACGCAATAAATAGTATGATAACATTTTTTAATCAGATACCATACTATTTAGGCTATGCTATAGGACTCGGAATTGGTTATATAGCTAAATTTGCATTAGGTATATATAAATTTGCAACAGTACAGTTACCGCAGTATATAGCGGCTATTATTAAATGGTTTAGCCAGTTACCGTCAAAGATATGGACGTGGTTAATGCAGGCTATTCAAAAAGTGTCACAATTTGCAACGCAAGTGGGTCAAAAAGCACAACAAACAGGTAGTGCATTTATAACAGCTATTATACAATGGTTCACACAGTTGCCAAGTAAGATTCAAAGTTTTTTAACAAAAGCTGTTCAAAACGTAACAAAATGGGCGGCAAGTATGAGAACAAAAGCTATACAGGCAGGAAGAAGTTTTATCAATGGGGTTGTGAATGGTATTAAGAGTTTGCCTAGCAAAGTACAACAAACTTTGTCAAATGTTATTAATAAATTAACTTCTTGGGTATCTAAGATGCACAGCAAAGGTGTACAGGGTGCAAACCAATTAAAGAGTGGTGTTGTAAACACAGCTAGGTCAATACCTTCGCAAATGGTTTCCATTGGAGCAAACATTGTAAACGGTGTTTGGAACGGTATCCAGAGTATGAGAAGTTCTTTTGTTTCAAGAGTGAGAAGCTTTTTCAAAGGAATAGTTGATGGAGCAAAATCCGCATTAGGCATTCATTCGCCATCAAAAGTGTTTGATGAACAAGTCGGACAGAACATAGTTAAGGGTGTTATACAAGGTGTAAATAAACAAAAGAAGAACGCAAAGAAAAATGCACAACAGTTAGCAAAGTTGTACATTAGTGCAGGAAATAAAAGATTAAATGAGTTAAAGAAGCACAACAAATATAGTTTGCAGTTGGAAATAAATTTCTGGGCAAAGATGTTAAAACAATCTAAGAAGGGAACAGCAAAGTATAAAAAGATAAGTGCAGAATTAAGTGATGCAAAGAAGCAACGAAACAAAAAAATAAAAGCACTTGACGAAGAGTATGCAAAAAATGTTAAGGAAGTACAAACAAAATTAAATGAAGATATTCAGAAAGTTATGTCTGAATATGATAGCGCAGTAACATCAAGAGCAGAGCAAATAAACAGCCAGTTGTCATTGTTTAAAAAGTTTGAAAGTCAATCAAAAAACACAAAGCAAAGTTTGATTGATAATTTACAGAGTCAAGTTAGCGGATTAAAGGATTGGGAGAATACATTAGAGTCTCTTAGAAAGAGAGGGGTTGCAAAAGGTCTTATTGAGGAATTACAAGAAGCAGGTGTGGATTCTTTAGCAGACATTAAGCTATTAAATAGTATGACAGATACAGAGTTGGATAAGTATGTCAGCTTGTGGAAAGAAAAGCAACAGTTAGCAACAAAAGAAGCGGTTAGAGAAATAGACAAGACAACATATATAAATCAGATTAAGTCGTTAGTGAATAATGCAGGAAACGAATTAGATAAATTAGAACAGACATATAAAAAGGATTTAAAGAAATTAGGCATTGGAGTTAAGGATACATCAAAACAAATTGGACAGAACATTGTAGATGGATTGAAAAAAGGAATGAAGTCAAAATATCCAGATTTTTTAAAGTATGTCCAAAAGGAATTTGATAAAATAACAATAACGGCTAAAAAGACATTAAAGATTAAATCCCCATCAAGGGTATTTGCAGAAATTGGCGGTTTTATTGCACAGGGAGTTGGTGTTGGACTGAAAAATGAAATGCCAAAGGTAAATGAACAATTAGGAACAGAATTAGATAGGTTGTCAGATGTTGATACAAAACAAATCAATGTAGGTGTTTCTTTTGAGGTTTATAAAAATGAATTTAGCAAAATTACTGATTCTGTATTGACAAGTATGCAAAGTTTTGTTATAATAATGAAAAATACATTTGAGACTATGTTAGATGGTCTTGGAAGTATAAAAGAGGACATGGCAGATATTCTGGAAATGTTAGAGCAATTAAATGAAATGAATAACGCAACATTTGAAAGAATAAGCGACCAGAGAGAAAAAGTAGATAAAACAAAAGAACAGGGAACAGATAAAGCAGAAAGAGGAGGGGATACATTTAATTTCTATAACACTAAGCCAAATCCATATGAGTATTCAAGGCAAATGAAAAAAGCCAAAAAAGAATTGTTATATGGTATTTAGAAAGAGGTGATATTTTGATAAATGAAATTGTTATAGAAAACAAAAGAACAGAAGAAAACATAACAATAAATAAAGATGGTTCAACAGGATTTGTTATTGATGAAATGGATTGGGATACTCCGTCCATTTCTAATGAATCTTATAGAATACCATTTCAGATAGGCGAAACAATATCTAGCACAGTTGTTGGTATACGAAAACCGAAGTTAACTGGTTATGTAGTATCAAACAAATTAATGCCAATAGGAACAACATGGGAGAATTATTACAAAGAACAAGAGAAAGACATAATAGGTTTTAAAACAAGATTGAATAGATTTCTAAATATCTATGATGATTATGAGATAATTGCAGGAGATTATTATTTAAAATGTCGATTAAATGAACCAATAAAGTATTCTGTAAAGGAAAGCGAAAATAATGAGGTTTTATGTTTGTTTACAGCAGAATTCACCTGTTATAACCCTATGTTTTTTGAAGTTGAAAGAAGTAAATCAGAGTTTAGACATATTGATAAAAGATTTCATTTTCCACTGACAATTCCGCAAGAAACAGGTATAATAATTGGTGTGGAAGAGTTGTCGATAACAAAAACGATAGAAAATACAGGGGATGTAAAAGCAGGATTTGTAGCAGTAATGAAAGTTATAAATGGAGCAGTAAAACATCCAACACTAAGAAATCTTACAACAGGAGAACAAATTAAAGTGTTTGATTCGGTTGTTGTTGATAGTTTTGAAACAGAAGATTATATTATTATAAATACAAATAATGGAGAAGAGGACATTTATTATTATGATTCTTCCGAAGGGAAAACAAAAGACTTAATAGGAGAAATAACATTAGATAGTTCTTTCTTCCAGTTGCAAAAAGGTGAAAATATTGTTATGTATGAAGTGGAAGATGCATCGACAGGACAATTAGAAGTTACTTTATATTATGACAATCAGTATTTTAATATTGGAGCAATGTAGTTATGTTGTGGATATTTAATGAGAATTTAAGAAGAGTTGGTTCATTGCGAAAATATGAAACGGCACAGTGGAACAACAAATTTAGAGATATTGGAACTTTTTCTATTAATGCAAGATATGTTGATGAAAATTTGTTTCTGTTGGACAAGACAAAAACATATTATGTTTTATTGTATATGTCAAATGATAAAACAAAAAGCGATAGTTGGAATACCCTGCATAATGTATTTGGAAAAATTGAAAAAGTTTCAAAAGAGAATGATGAAGATGCGGACTATCCTTCAACAATAAAAGTTGAAGGAAGATTAATGCCGTTTTTATTTTCCAAGAGAGTAATTGCAGGTACTTTTGATTATAAAAATATGGAGCTGATAGCATATGTTACAGATTTAATAACAAGGTGTTTTGAGAAGAATACAGAGCGTTATGTTGACATGAATGTAAGTTGTCAGAAAGATAATAAAGTGTATGAGGACACATTTATAACAAAACAAATAACAGGCGGTCAGTTATGGGAGGAACTGTCCGATTATTTTGAACAATATAAATTAGGGATAGTTATTGCACCAAAAATAGATAAAACATTTGAATTGTCGAGTGAGTATGGAGAGCATCTTTCGGGATTGTCGAACGTAGCAGGTTTTGAAGTTCAAATAAAAACAGGAGTGGATAGGACAAGAGGCAATGGATTAAATACAGTTATATTTTCTAAGTCGTTGTCAAATATAAAAAGAGCTAGTTATTCCTATAATTCTGAAAGTGATATGAACGTGGCTTATATTGCAGGAGAGGGAGAAGGAGCAGAGCGAAAATGGTATGAGATTCAAAAGGATTCAGAAAACAAAAAGAGTGCATGGAACAGAGAAGAATTATGGATAGATGCAAGAGACATTCAGAGTGAAGGCGAAGATGATACTACATTAACTGATGAAGAGTATGACAAATTAATAGAACAGAGAGCATATGAGAAGTTTCAAGAAAATGCTATTATGGACGAATATTCAGCAACAGTAAATGAGCATAATCAAAGATATGTTTACATGAGGGATTATGATTTAGGAGATTGGGTGACAATACAAGATAGGGATTTGAGTATTGAAATAGATGCACAAATTGTAGAAGTTACTACAACATTACAAAATAATGAAATAATAAATGATATAACATTTGAATACGGAAAAGCAAACAAAACAGAAATAAAAGACATAAGAACAATAAGTGCAAGTGTAGAGGAAATTAGTAATAATATAAAGTATATTGATAAAAAGATTTCCGATTTATTAAACATGTTTTATCCAGTTGGCTCGGTATATGAAACAATGGATTCAAGTTTTGACCCTAATAAAAAGTGGGGTGGAACATGGGAACGAATTAAAGGTAGGGTACTTGTTGGAGTCGATGAAAATGACAGAGATTTTAATACAGCAGAAAAAACAGGTGGAGAAAAAACTCATACACTGGTTGTCAGTGAGTTGCCACAACATACACATGCTAACTATGCGAAACGTACAAATATAACAATAAATAATAGTGGAAATACTCATGTAACGTGTCATAGCTCTAATAGTGGGGCAACAGTTGGTAATAGTATCGGAAGCACAGGAAAAGGGGTAGCTCATAATAATTTACAGCCATATGTTACTTGTTTTATTTGGAAAAGAATAAAATAAAACTTGACAAAATTATAATATATTATTATAATAAAAGAAAAAGAGAAAGGAGAACAAAATGGCAGAAAGAAGTGGATTCTTTAATGCAAGATTACAAGACGGTGTATATGATAGAACATATCAAGCCGAAGATTTTGCAGATTGTTTAAGTTTGTTTATTCCGAATGGAATATATGTTGAGGATTCGGAAACATTAACAGGAACGATTGACAAGACAACAGTGCAAGGGTTAAAACCATATGCAAGCGGAACGAGTCTTTTTATTAAGGAGGGAAAGGCATTTATTAATGGGTATTGGTATATACTCGATGAACAGGACTTGGAAATATCTTTAACTGTTAATACAACAAAAGCAATCGCATTAATGTATGTTGCGGCTGATAGAAGAATAAGAGTAGAATTGCTTGATTTAGTAGATGGACAGCCAAATATTCCAAAAACAGATGCACAATACGGAATTTTATTAGGGACTGTTTCTTATACATCAGATGGTGTGTCAGTAACAGATTTGAGAGAAGATTTTATGGTTGGCTCTCCAAAAAGTTTACAAACAATAGCAAATCAAGCACAACAAACTTTAAGAGAGCTTAAAAGTTCTATGAGTAAGTTAACACCGAAGGCTTGGCAACAATATGACATCCGTTCTAGTAGTCACTTTACAAGAAATGCAAATGGAACGGCATATGTTGGTTATATCAATATATTTGGAAAGAGTGTTGATGAATTTACAATAGAATGTTTATATTATGATTCAGACGAAGATAAACTTCTACCAATACCTTATGTAAATCCCGATGATTTTGGTAATGTAACAATTAAACGATATTTTACATATCAGATAACGACTGACTCGAAGAAAGATGTTACAGCAGGAATAACAATTAGTAAGGAATTATATAATTTTATGGAGAACAACAAAATCGGAAGGTTATTAAGGATTATATGTAGAAGATATGCAAATTATGAAGGTATGTAGATTAGAGGTGAGTTTTATGGATGATAAAACAGTGAGTAAAGTACTGTTGGACGTACAGAAAGAATATGCAAGGTCTAACAAAATAAAAGATAAGATTATTATGTTATTAATTGTTTTAATGTTTGCAGAAGCAGTTGTTGGGTATTCTGGCTTTGTTTATTATGAGTCACAGTTTGAAACAACTACAACAGAAAAGATTGAGGTTGGAACAGAGGGTGAAAATGCAAATGCAGAGTATAATGACAATGATGTAAGCGGAAATCAATATAATGGTAACGCAGTTCATAACGAAAAGAAATAGGAGGATAAAATATGGCGAAAGCATATGTTAAGGTGACAAGAACAACAACGAGAAGAAGAGTCGGAGAAGGTAGTGGAAGAAAGACAGGTAAAAGTACAAAAAGGACAAAAGCGTTGTCCTAATTGCGGTAAGTTTATGAAATAGGGGTGGTGGCATGAACAAAGAAAATGCCTTGACTCGAAAGAAATTAAAGCAAATAGATTCTGTGGAGGATTTTGATAGATTGTTGAACAATCTAATGGCAAGCGAAGAAGACAAAAAGATTATAGAAATGCATTATAAACAAGGAAAGTTTTTGGGATACATTGCAGATATTTTAGGTATGTCGGAATCATCTGTTAAGAATAAGCACAGAAAGTTATTGATTAAAATTGGAAATATTATGTAAAGTAAGGGAGATACGTTTTGTATCTCCTTTTTGTGTACTAGAAATATATTTTGTCTATACTTTTGTTACAATAATAGATGTATAATTGAGTTATACAAAAGGAAGGGAGGGAGAGGAAATGACATACCCTTATGGTGGTTATGGCATGGGAAAGCCGTTGAGTCCTTATCAACAACAAATGTATCAAGATAGAGTAAATGCATACGACCAACAGCAATATGCAAATCAGTATAATGGATATATGAGAGGTCAGCAAGCATTTAATCAACCACAACAAATGATTAATTGTAGACCTGTTTCCAGTTATGATGAAGCAAAGGCAAGTATGATAGATTTGGATGGTAGTTTATTTGTTTTTACGGATGTGGCAAACAAAAAGATTTATACAAAACAAATCATGTTGGACGGAACAGCGGAATTAAAAACATATGTATTAGAGAATAATCAAAACAAAATGCAGGAGCAACAGGCACAACAAAATAATATGTATGTTTTGAGAACAGATTTTGAAGATGTTATTAAATCAATGAAACAGAGAATTGAAGAACTTGGAGGAGGTGTCTTAAATGAACCAGTTGGAAATGATGTTTAAAAATAACCCATTATTTGCAAGGGCGAAACAAATGGCACAAGGAAAGTCAGAGAATGAATTGAAACAGGTAGCAAATAATCTTTGTAAACAAAGGGGTATTAGTTTAGAAGATGCATATAACCAGTTTCAAAATCAAATGAAACAAATGCAATCAGCATTTAGAAAATAAGGTATGAACCAATAGTGGTTTATATAAATAAAAATCATACAGGAGGTACTTATTATGGGTATGGATGGTAGTGGATTAAGCGTAGCTGATGCTTTAGCATTAGGCAGAGACAATGAAGGTATGTTTGATGGCAATGGCAGTTGGGTATTTTTCCTTTTCTTCTTACTTGCATGGGGCGGTAACTGGGGAGGTAATGGCATGAATGGAACAGCAAGTGCATATACAGATTCAGCCATTCAGAGAGGTTTTGATAACCAAGCGGTTATTAACAAACTGAATGGTTTAGAGAGTGGACTTTGTGATGGTTTCTATGCCATGAACACTTCACTTTTAAATGGTTTTAATGGTACTCAGCAGGCTATTAATAATGTAGCCGTTGCAGGTATGCAGAACACAAATGCACTTGCCACACAGTTAGCAGATTGTTGCTGTACGACTAATCGGAATCTTGATGCTGTGCGTTATGAAAACGCTCGTAACACTTGTGATATTGTTAACGCTATCAAAGCGGATGGCGATGCAACAAGAGCATTAATGACACAGAATGAAATTCAATCATTAAGGGATGAACTTCAAACAGCTAACTTCCAGTTAAGTCAGCAGGCACAAAATGCAACATTAATTTCCACATTAAGACCAACACCAATTCCAGCTTATCAGACCTGTTCACCTTATGAGAGTGCTTATATGTATTCTCATTATAACAACGGTTGTAATAATTGCTGTGGGTGCTAGGTAGTATTTTATCCGCTTAGAGCGTGAGAAGTAGGGCGGTAGAAATACCGTCCTTATTTCGGCTTGTAGAGCGTTAGAGAGGGGTTTGAGAATATGTCATGTAGTTTATATAATAATAATGGTTATGGTTGCGGAGGATGTGTACACTTTGTTAAAACAAATAGTGTAACTTTGACAGATGGTGTTTTAATATTAAACATACCACAGGAAACTTTTGTGAATAAACAAAAAGTATGTATTTGTATTGCACAAGGATTACCAACAGGAATATCTAGTGCAGATACAGTAGCAATTACACTTGGAACAGGAACAACGCAGTATGTTTTAAGAACAAAATGTGGAAACAATGTCCATGCAGACCAAATAAGAAGTCGTAGAGTATATCATACAAACGTAGCAACGGATAGCGGAACTTTTGTTGTTTCTTCTTGTGAATTAAACAAAACAGCATATAATTTCCCAACAATCTAGGAGGTGTTTTGAATGAATGAAATGTATAATGGACAACAAGATATGAATAGACAGGATGAACAGCCGTGGTCTGCTGTTGAAACAAAACAAAACAAAAGTTATTCCATGCAGAAAACAAGTGAGAGAGAAAAGGAACAGTGTGCAGAAGAAATATATTTAAGACTTGATGAACATATGCAAAAGGCTTTGAGTATGCATGAACAATTAGCCGATTACTTTTGTTTCTTAGGCTTGCAAGGATTCAAGCGTAAGTTAGAATATCAGTATATGAGCGAGGTAGCAGGCAAAAGAAAATTGCATCATAAATATATTAATTTGCACCATAAAATAATACCAATGAAACAAGTTGATTTACCACAGGTTCTTCCTTCCGACTGGAGTAGATATACCACAACAGATGTTAATGACAACGTGTTACCAAAGTTTGTTCGGTCTGCTATGCAGAGATATAAAGACTGGGAAGAGCAAACAAAACAATTATATGAAGAACTATGGCAACAGTGTACAAATTATGGTATGACAGCAGATGCGGATTATATTTCTAAACTAGTAAAAAACGTAACAAAAGAAATTAAAGAAATAAATAGAATGTGCGAACAGTTAAACGGTACTGGTTATGATTCTGTTTCAATTCATAGTATGCAGGATAAATACCATAAAAAGTATAAGTCTAAATATGAGGACGAGTTCACAGTAAAAGAAAGAAAAGCGATGAGAGAAAACAAAACAAATAACTAACTAAACAAACTATATCTTATAAGCTTATATATTATATATTAATTTATGTAGTATATAAGCTTTATTTTTGTTTAAATAATTTTAAAATATCTATTGACATTTGTTTTATTTGTGTTATAATATAATCAAGAACAGAGAGAACAAGATATAAACAAAAAGTGAGGTAAGAAAAATGAGAACAATTAAAGAACAAATTAAAAATTTAGAAAGCCTTTTGGAGTGTGCAACATTTGCAGAAGACATAGAAACAATTTTGTATTGTGAAAGTGAAATCGAAAAACTCAACAAAAAACTTAAAGAAAGAAATAAAATAAAGCACTATGTTTTTGTTACAATCGGTGAATTAGTTGATTTTGAAAAAATTAAAAACTTTTTAAAAAAGTGTTGACAAAACAAAGAACAGGTGTTATAATAAATATAAATTAAGAGAGAACAAGATTTAAAGGAGGAAACAAAAAATGACAGGACTTATGACAGGAGCAGAATTTGAAACATTTGAAAACAACGCAACAGAGGTAGATTTTGTTTTGAGTGATGAATATGGGGTAATTGAAGAAGGACATTTCGATTTTCATTTAATGAATGAGAAAGAAGCCATCAAGAAAGCTTGCGAAATGTTAAAAGAAGACCCTTACTATTTTAGTGAGGAAGAAATTAACAAAGTAGATTTTGTAACTTTTGATTATTATACAGATTTTGAAGAAATTTTATTATAAGATTAAAAGTACAAGTAAAGTTCAAAAAAGGTATTGACAAAGAGAGAAAGCAGTAGTATAATTAAGACAAGCAAAAAGAAAAGGAGAGCAAAAACATGATGGTATTAAACAGTGCAATGAAGGATTTAAGTAGTTTAAAGGTAAAGGATTTAAAAGCCTTATCAAGAGAGAAGGGGCTTAAATTAGAGCATAAAGGGCATAAGTTCACAAAGCAGGAATTAATCAATAATCTTGTAGAGTTTTACAAGAATGAAGAAAAAGAAGGTGCAGAGGATAACAGTAAGGAAGAAGAAAAAGCAGATGTTGTAGAAGCAATTGCGGAAGTGGTAGAAGAAACACAGGCACAAAATGATGAAGAAGCATGGGAGGAAGAAAAAGAGGAAACAGAAACAAAAGAGCAGGAGACAGAAAACAAGTATAGAGGAATCTATGCAACAACATTGAAGCAGATTGCGGAAAAATATTCATATGAGAAGCCGCAATGGGTATATGATGAAGTATTACAGATTGGTTCAACAATCGCATTTATTCACTATGTAGAAGCGAAAGACCAGAATGTATATAGAAAGCTGAGGTTTGCAAAAGTTGTAGGTATCAACAGAAAGCAAAAGCTTGTAAAAGTTCAAACATTCTATGGAACAGAGGTCAAGATTGGTTTTGATGAATTGTTATTCATCGTAAGCAAAAATGATACAGCGAATTCTTTCCCTAAAGATATTCGTAACTATATTAAAGGACATAGAACAAAACAGGGAAGGAGAGATATTCATGATAGATACATCAATTCCAACAAGTGTGAAGAATAGTGTTAGACTTCTTTACGAAGCAAGACAGAATGAGAAAGAAGCGAAACAATATTTAGACGAAGTAAATAGAAAAGAATCCTTAAGTATTTCAAACTATATGTATTCCACACAAGAAACAGATAGTTTTAATGTGACTCTTGATGAAACACAAATGTATTATTCAAATCATAAACATTTGAAAGTACAGAAAATTAGAAAAAGAAAAATTGTTTGGTTTCTTGATAAGTTAAAACAAAACTTGACAAAAGAACAACAGAAAGAAGTCATAGATAAAACATACATTGTTAGTGATATGGAAGGTCTTGTTAAATATCTTAAAACCTGTGGAGTAAAGCCAAAAGAGTTTAAGAAATTTATAGAAGTTCAAGAGGTAGTAAATGAAACGAAACTTGATAATGCATATCAAACAGGAGTGATAAAGAAAAAGCAATTAAATTCTTGTTATGATGTGGAATTAGGAAAGCCTTATATCAAGTTAACGGAAATTAAGAAATGAGAAGAAAATATACAGGAAAAGATTTATTAAAAGTCTTGGTATTCTATGGAATAATAAATGATGATGTTCCAACGTCTGAGTTCAGCATAGTTTGCCCTTTCCATGATGATATAAACCCATCAATGAGAATAAATCTTTCTGATGGCACATTCTTTTGTTTTGGTTGTGGATTATACGGTAATGCATATGACTTTGTTAAAAATGCACAGCCAGAGTTGAATGATTTACAGACCTGCATTTATCTCGAAAGGATTCTGAATAGTAAGGAAATTAAAAAGATAAATGCGAAATATAAGAAAAAGAAAAAAATAAACAATCACCAAGCAATCATTGAAGCAGACGATTATTTTTATGGTTTGAAAACAATGGATTGGTATGGAGATTTGGAAGAAGAAGAACAAAGGGCATATGAGTATATGCACAATAGGGGGTTTACAAAGAAGGATTTAAACACAGCGGATTGCAGAGTATCATATAACATAGCATATCCAATTATATTCCCTATATTAGACAACGGGATATTTAAAGGATATGTTGCAAGAACTACAAATAGATATGTAGAGCAAAAACGAAAGTACCTTTATAATGAGGGTTTTAGAAAAAGGGATACTTTAAGTGGTACATATGAGAAGGACAGTATAGTGTTTATTTGTGAAGGTTATCTTGATTGTTTAAATCTTAAAACAAAAGGGCATTTGAGAAATGTTGTTGCTTTATTAGGGTGGCATATATCAGATGAACAAATAGAAAAATTAAAAGAGAAAGACATTAAGACAGTGGTATCCGTTTTAGATAATGATAAATCTGGGATAAAAGGAACAGAACTTTTAAAGAGATATTTTAGAGTAATAAGATTTGAGATACCTAATAAAGATGTTGGGGAAATGACGAAAGAACAAATTAAAAAGTCGTTGAGAAAGGTTAGGAAACAAATAAATGAAATTAGTAGCAAAGATTGAATCAGAAATTGAGTTGATGCATATTAGTGGCAAGCAGGTTGTTTTATCAGAGAATATAACAAAAGAGTTTAACGAGTTCTCAGAAGAGTATAAAACGCTATGCGATGAATATAAAAGCCTTGTTGGATTTGAAAGAGAAGAGAATATGGACGAATTTGATAAGAAATTATTAATGATTCTTATTGCTGAGATAAAATTAGAAAAACAAAAAGCATTAGACAGGATTCTTGAAGTTGTTAATAAAATATATCAGAGTCCACAGAAATATGATGGAGTTGTGCAGATTCTAGGGGCAACAATTAGAGTAAAAGATTTTAGTTATTTTAGAATCAAAAAGTTTGACACAAGAGTATATAAAAGATAAAGCAAAAAGGAGTGTATAAAGATGGCTATTTCAATTCAAGCAATAAAAAATGAGATTGCAAAAAGCGGAACAAATAAAGGTAAGTTTATTTTTTTTAAAGAGGGAACAAAAATTAGACTTAGATTTTTAAATGATATGGAAGATGGTGTGGAGATTCCTTTCCATGATAGTTTTAAACTTGGTGTGAATGTTCCTTGCCAAGAAATGTTCGGAAGAGAATGTTCGTACTGTGAGGATGAAGATTTAAGAACAAGAAATATGTATGTATGGAGCGTATATGATTATGAAAGCAAAGAAGTTAAATTGTTTATGTTTGCTGTTAATAACTGTTCTCCTGTTCCTGCATTAGCCTCTATGTATGAAACTTACGGAACTATCACAGACAGAGATTTTGAGATAAAGAGAATTGGAAAAGGACAAAACACAACTTATTCTGTTATTCCCTTAGATAAAAAGAAATTCAGAAATGAGAAAGTGAAGCCAATGTCAGAACAGGCAATTCTGAAAGCAATCGACAAGGCTTATCCTGCTGATAATTCAGAAATTGAGGAAGATGAAGAAAAGCCAACTAGAGCTAAAACAAAAGGAAGAAAAATTAAAACAAAAGTAGAACCAGAGTCAGAGATTGAAGAAGAAACAGAAGATTACGAGGAAATGTCAGCCAGAGAGCTTTACCAGATGTGTAAGGAAAGAGGTCTTGATTGTAAGCCTAGAAAGACAAAAGAATATTATATTGATATTTTAGAAGAAGATGACGAAGAGCAGGACGATGACTGGGACGACGAAGAAACAGATGATGATTGGGATTAGGAGGTAAGGCAATGATTCAAATTACAATGGTAGGTGGTAATTTTACTTGTTGGGATAAAAAACAGTATACAGATTATATGTATGATGGTAAGGTGTTTGTTGTTATTAAGGGTTCTAAGTGGGTTGGAATTTATAACATAGACCAAGTAAAAGAAATTAGAATTGATAAATAATAACATTTAGGGGTTGGCATAGTTCAACCCTTTTGTTATAATATAAAGTGTAAGGAGAGAAAACAATGAGTAAATTTTTTGATTTACACAGGCATGATGAACACAGCTTTTTTGATGGATTCGGAAAGCCGCAAGAATTGGTAGAGATAGCAAAGGAGTTGGGATACAAAGCACTTGGAACAAGTAATCATGGAAACATATCTGGTTTGATACAACATTGGTTGGCTTGTAAGGATGCAGGTATAAAACCGATATTAGGATGTGAGATTTATTTTCAACCAGTATATAACAAAGAAAATCCTAAGAGAAAATCATATCATTTAAACCTGTTTGTTAAGAATTTAAAAGGGTATGAAAATCTTTGTCACATTATGACAGAAGCAAATACACAACAGTTTTATTACAAACCAATCGTGGATTTTAAATTGTTGGAAAAGTATTCAGAGGGATTGATTTGTACCACAGCCTGTATAGCAAGTGCAACATCACAAGCAATAGTAAATAATAATGAAAAGATGGCTACAAAGATTTTGAAGAAATTTAAAAGTATATTCGGAAAAGATTTGTATGTTGAGATACAGCCGTATAAGATTGATACAAAACATACTCAAGAGAAAACAGATTTAGTGCTTATGAGATTAGCAGGAGCATTAAACATTAAATGCATTTTAACTTCTGATTCACATTTTGGACGTAAGGAAGATTTTGATACTTATTGCAAAATGCATGAAATAGGTAAAACAACATTAGATGTAAAAAGAACATATGGCGAAAGGTATATGCCATCTGAAAAGGAAATCAAGAAAAGATTTGTAAAAATATATAACAAGGTTCTTTCGGGAGAAGCGGAGAACATAGCAACAGAATACATAAACAATATGGACGAGATTTATAACAAAGTGGAAAATGATATTCTGGAAGGATGCGAACTTGAGCTTCCGCAAATTTCAACAGGTGGAGACAGTTATAAATTATTGAAACAAAACATAATTAGAGGACTAAAGAAAAAAGGAAAATATAACAAAAAATATGTAACAAGATGTAAGAAGGAACTGGATGTAATACATTATCATGGTTTCGATGATTATTTTTTAATGGTGCAGGATTATGTTAATTGGGCAAGAGCTAATGGCATAGAAGTAGGAGCAGGAAGAGGGTCAGCTTGTAATTGTTTAGTTGCGTATGCATTAAATATAACAGATGTTGATAGTATAAAGTATAATTTAGATTTTAGCAGGTTTATGCGTAAAGATAAAAAGAAAATGCCAGATATAGATGTAGATTTTGAGACAGAACGCAGGCAGGAAGTTATTGATTATGTTATCAAGAAACATAAAGGAAAGGCTGTCCAGATATGTAGTTATGGAGAGTACAACATTGACAATTTAGTAAATGACTTATCTGGCGTGTGTGGACTGCCAATGTCTGGTAAGGATTTAGACGAGTTTGACAAAGACCATAACAAAAAGATAGTCGCAGAGATAAAAGCATTTATACATGGGTATGAGATTGAGGGCGAATTGGATATGCAGGCATTAAAGGATGATGCGGCATATTATGAGTACAATGATTTGTATGATAACATAATGAAGCATTTTAGTAAGTTGTATGGAAAGATACGTTATCTTGGAAAACACGCCGCTGGGGTGGCTGTAGTAGGTACAGACATATCAAACTATACTTGTATCATAAGACGTGGTAAGGATGCATATTCGTCTTGTTATGACCTCAACGACTTAGAGCATATTAATTGTATTAAGTTTGATATGCTAGGTCTTAAAACATTATCTGAAACAAAAGAATTGAGAGAGTATACAGGACATAGAATAACAGATGAGGATAGAGAAGAACAAGATATTTATGATAATTTTAGAGCAGGAAATACAGATGGGATATTTCAGATGGAGAAATCTGCACCAAAGAAAATTCTTGACATGATACAATGCGATTGTATGAATGACGTTATTGCAGTAAACGCATTGAACAGACCTGCACCATTACAGTTAAAGATGCACGAAACCTATGCATATAATAAGTTATCTGGCAAGGCAGACAAAAATACACCATATTATAAATACACACAAGAAACGTATGGCACAATATTATATCAAGAGCAGACTGTTGAGGTTGCTCAGAAGGTAGGACACTTAACAGCTCTACAGAGTTTTGATTTATTAAAGATTATGAAGAAAGCAGATAATCTAACAAAACCAGAGTACATACCAATCATTGAACAGATGAAGAAAGATTTTTATAAGGGTTGCCGAAGCGAAGGGTTAACAAGAAAGCAGACAGACAGTCTATGGAGTAGTATGCTAATCTATGGTTTTAATAAGGGACACAGTACAGGCTATTCTTTAATCAGTGTAGACCAGATGTGGTACAAGATACATTATCCGACAGAATTTTGGTATGTAAAAATGAAATATGCATTGAACGAAGCAAACATTTTTAAATATGCAGAGTGTGCAGTGAAAGATGGTGTCGTGGTTATGTTACCTCATGTAAATCAAACAGCTAGAACATCATTAAGAAATTATGATGGTGAAATGGTTATACAACAGGGTATGAGTATTATCAAAGGCATAGGAGATAAAGCCGCCACAGAGATAGAAATGGAAAGGAAGAAGAACGGTAAGTTTTTAGATTATGACGATTTTTATGATAGATGTAAAGGCAGAGCGGTGACAAGCAGAGTAATAAACATTCTGGAAGAACAAGGCGCATTAGAATTTAATGAGAAAAGATATATTAGCAGAGTTGTAAAATATAACAGTACGATGGTGGCTAAGTAAGGAGGAAACACAATGAATAATTATATATCGGAAAAAGAGTATTCGCATGAAGTAGATAAGCTTAGAAAAAACAGAGTTAAGGTATCATTTTATAAGTATGGTACAGCGGCAAAGAATTTTGGCAGAGGGTATGTTGATGCATTAAAAACAGAAGAGAAATGCATTGAGAAATATAATGAAACGGGAAACAAAGAGTATTTGTTAGATGCAATGAACTATCTTATGTTTGAGTTTATGTACCCACAAAGAAAGGGGGCATTTTTTAAAGCAACAGATTCAAAGGAAAGTGCAGGTATTGTTGGGATAAGCGCAAAGGAAATGGAGGATTTAAAAAATGAAGATTATTAAGCCAGATAAGCCAGAGTGTTGTTCAAATTGTTTATACAGTGAATTTGCAAGAGGAGTTTTGTTTTGCAACAATTCTGATTCAGATTTATATTTAGATAATGTAGATTATTGTGCAAGTTGTGAGTGTTGGATGAATGGATATGAAGAGAGGAAAAGAAAATGAAACAAATGAACAGAGAAGCAATTATGAAGTTATGTTCGGAAATCTCAAAAAAAGAGGGTGATGGGTCTGTATATAGTTTAGGTAGCAAAAATGGTGTTTTGAAAATTCCTAGATGGGGTACAGGGTTACCAGAGCTTGATAACATAATTGGTGGAGGTATGCCAAAAGGAAGAACAATAGAAATCTTTGGCGGTGAATCCGCAGGAAAAACTTCTTTGGCATATCATTTATGCTCACAGCATGAAATTTGTTTAGATATTCCGATTGAAGGGTGTGTGGATAAAGATACAGAGTTTTTTAATGGAGAAGGATGGAAGAAAATTAGTGATTATAAAAAAGGGGAAAGGGTATTACAATATAATGAAGATGGAACAGCAACACTTGTTAAGCCATTAAAGTATCATGAAAAAGATGCTTGTCTTATGTGGAATGTGAAAACAAAAAATAGATTAGATATGGTTGTGTCAGAACATCATAATGTAGTGTATAAGCCAGTGGGAAGTAACAAAGTAAAAATAAAACCATTCCATGACATTCGTTTAAGAATGTTAAGAGACAAAGAAGGATTTGCAGGTAACATTCCAAAGACGTTTATGTTTGATGGAAAAGGCATTAGTTTGTCAGATGAAGCTATTCGTCTAATGGTTGCAGTAATGGCAGACGGAAGTTTTAAAAAAGAGAATAAAACAAATCTGTGTTATGTTGGATTAACAAAAAAAAGAAAACGAGATAGAATGAAAATGTTGTTAACAAACTGTGGAATTGAATATATGTTATCGAAAGATAAAAAATTCTTTAAGTTTTATGCACCATATAAATTTAAACATTATCCCAGTGAATGGTATGGAATGTCAAACAGGCAATTAATGATTGTGTTGGATGAAATGAAACACTGGGATGGTTGCCAATTTGAAAAAGGACATATGCCAAGTTTTACGACAATAAATAAAAAGGATGCTGATTTTATTCAGTTTGCTTATACAGCGTGTGGATATGCCGCATATATTGTAGAGCGTGATAGGTGGGATGAATACCAATATATTGATGGTCGTTTGATTGATAATAGTAATATAAGCTATACAGTCTGTTCGGGCATTAGAAGTGATATTGTAAGTCTTAGAAGGGCAACAGTAAAACAGTTTAAGCCAGTCGATGGAAAAATGTATTGTTTTACAATGCCATCTGGAATGTGGGTTATGCGTAGAAATAATCGTATTATTGTAACAGGCAATACGTTTGATTCGGACAGAGCAAAAGTGTTTGGGAACAAACCAAAACAGATGTTAGTATACAGAGCAAGATATGGTGAAAAAGCATTTAATAGAGCAATCAGATTCGCTGAGGAAGGTATTCCATTAATTATTATTGATAGTGTGCCATCAATGCAACCAAAAGATGATATAGACAAAATTAGAAAGGCTGTAAATACAGATAGTGAACAAGAAACAAGAATTGGTGGTGTTGCTAGGTTGATGGATAAATACTTGCCAACTTTGGAAGATGTAATAGAGCAAACAGGAACAACCGTTATATTTATCAATCAGATTAGAGACAAAATGAATGCCTTGCCATTTGGAGATAATATACAAACTCCGGGCGGTCATAAATTAAAACATAGTTGTTCTTTGAGGATACAGGTAGCACGAAAGGGATATATTGATATTCCAAACCACAATCCATATAATACAGCAAGCAAGGAAACAATCGGTATGATTATGAAGTGTAAAGTTGTA